TGCGTATCCCACGCCCCATCAAGACCACTGCTCTTGCTCCTACCGGGTCGATATCTCAGCTTTGTGGCGAGCCTGCATCAGCACAGACGATTTACTCACCATACTTCAAGAGAAGAGTTAGATTTTCTGCCGACAATGAGCAGTTGAAGCAGTACGAAGATGGCGGGTATCACATAGAGGATTGTCTATACTCTACCAATACCAAGGTTGTAACGTTCTACGTTAAGGACCCGTTGGTGGAGAAGATCGAAAAGCTTGGTATAAATCCTGAAATTGTAGAGGGAGCAAATGATGTTAGCATGGCAGACATGTTGGCTGTGCAGTCCATGCTTCAAGAATGCTATGCAGATAATGCAGTTTCATTCACGGTAAACTTAGAACCTGATGCTGTTCAGAATGAAAGAATTCTACAGCAGGTTGAGTCTGGAATTTCCAACATAGTCATTGGTGAGGCCAGTGATTCTACGGTGGATGAGGTGGCTAAAACAATTATTCATTATCTACCGCATCTAAAGGGAACAACCATTATGGTAGATGGTGGAAGACCACAGGCTCCTTTTGAGCGGATCTCGAAAGAAGAGTTTGAACGTTCTGAGTTTGAAAAAGAATTAGGCCAGGGCGAATTAGAATGTAGTGTTAACGGCTGTCCGGTAAGGTAGTATGCTTCCAAAGAAGTTTCTCGCAGTATATGAGTGTGAAAATTGCAGCGAGGAATATGATATGGAGAATTGCTTCGTTCCGTATTTTTGGATGCAGTGTGATGGTTGTGGAGCTAAATCAAGATTCGTATCCCAGAAACTAATTCATCTTGAATTTGAATGGGACCGGATAGAGGAACATGAAGATTGATTTCAAGACAGTAGTTATAGCTGAGGAAACCGGATACGGAAATGCCTCAAGAGAATTGAAGTCGGCATTGAGGGGCCAGGGCATTGAGATATGTCCTGGCTCTTCTATTATGCTTAACTTCTGCATGCCTCCAGATTACATCTTTAGGCAAACCACAATAGGCTATACGCCATGGGAATCGACTGAGGTTCCCGAGGGGTGGGTTGCAGGATTAAAGGCCGTTGACGACCTGTGGGTCACGTCAGAATTCGTAGGCGACGTGTTCTCACTCTGGAGAAGAGGTGAAATCTACGAGCTTCCACATGGAATAGATAAAATTTGGGAGCCTGTAGAGCACCATCTCGGAGATGGGCCGTTTACCTTCTTGCATGTTGGAGATCCGGCAGTGAGAAAGGGCGGGGACTTTGTTTTGCGAGCTTGGCTAAAAGCCTTTGCAAATCGCAAGGATGTAAGACTTATCTACAAGTGCAATAAGTATCCAATAGCTAGGGTTAAAGATAGAAGTGGATCAATAATAGCTTCCCCAGGCATGTTCGACAATGTAAAGATTATCGGGAAGAAGCTGACTCGTGAGGAGATGCATTCACTTTATGTGGAGGCAGATTGCATGGTGTACCCAACACGGGGAGAGGGATTCGGGCTGATCCCATTTGAAGCCATTGGGAGCGGGCTTCCGACAATCATTCCAAAATTGGGAGTGGCGTCAAGCTTTGTTGAAAGCTCAAGTATTCAATTGGAAAATAGCAAGTGGGTAAATTCTGATTATCAAAAGATTCATCCTGGCAAATGGTTGGATCACGATGTTGATGAATTGATTGAAGCCATGGAGGCAATGATCTCCGATTATGAGAAGTACAGGATTAGGGCAAAGCAGTGCGCCGATGATCTTCATCTCAATTTTTCATGGGATGAAATCGGCAAAAGGGCTGCTCATAGAATCAAATTCGTGAAGTAGTAAACTAGATTTACGAAACTTTGCGAAAGGTGTGCGATTTTTTGCTATGGTAATACCATTCAGATTATTATGTACGTAGGAGAGAAACCATGCCGGGCGCACCAAGTCACAAAAAAAGTTCACAAATAGTTATAGACGGCAAGAAGTCGTGCTCGTCGTGCAAGCAAGTAAAGGATCTTGATCTTTTTACCAAAAGGAGCGATTCAAGTTCTGGATATGAGTATCGCTGTAAGGAGTGCTTGTATACGGCAATGAAGGAGCGTCCATCTAGAAATAAGCAAGCGCGTAGAGAAGAATGGTATAAAGCAAAATACGGAATTGATCAAAAAGATTTTGATAATATGAAGTCTTTGCAGGGTGGATCATGTGCTATATGCGGGATAGATGATTACTTTTTATTTAGGGTAGACCATTGCCATGAGACAAATTTAGTTCGTGGATTGCTGTGTGCTGGTTGCAACACCATGCTCGGCTTAGCTAAGGACAATGTAGAGGTATTAAAGTCCGCTATAAGCTATCTAGAAAATGAGCTTGGCGGAGATTATAGTATTGTTGCTGATTTCTCAAGGATAACTTATGATTTATAAACCAAAAAAGACAATAGAAAATGAGCATAATTTAAAAATTGGATTATGCCTGTGGCAGTTACCTGATGGGACGTATATTCAAGATTCTGATGGAAATTATTTGTGTGCAGAGGGATTTATGTGCGACTTAGTGGTTGAGGCAAAAATGAGAAGGGCCGCTGAGATTTGTGGTGTAACTGTTGGGCAGATTCGCTGGCTTCCGGGCTTCAGAAAGATCACGCACAGCGAGTGGGAAGATCAGATGGAAAGACTGATCGACGGAAAGATACCGGACGTGGTTGACCTCTATCGCCAGACGGGTGAGGCATAGATGGCAAGAGCTAAAGTGGCTGATTTTGATGACGACGATGAGAACTGGGATGGCTTCCAGAACGACACCGGGGAAAACAACGTAATAGGCGAGGTAGAGATATACAACGAAGAAATTCGAAAGGTTGCTGGCACCAAGGATAAGTTTGCCGCTGTTCCATTTGAGGCATTGGATAACAATGCAAAGCGCCGGGTCAAGTATCAGATAAAGAAGAATCTACAGGGCCAGGGTGGAGCAAAGTCAAAGTCATGGGACGTTGAGCAGATCAACGGATATGAACTTTATGGTCTTGCTATGCCACCGTACAACTTGGATAACTTGGTGGATCTTTCGGTGGAGAATGATACGCACTATGCCTGCATCGTAACCAAGACTACGAATATTGTGGGGCTTGGTTACCAGTGGAAAGAGCGGGCTAAGGTAAAAGAGGCTCGTCAGGCTGTTGAAGATGACGACGCAAAGATGTTGAAGCTAGCCAAGAAACTACAGAGAACTGTAGAGGGGCTTGATGAGCTTGTAGAGGGACTTAATACTGAAGAGGACTTCAATGAGATTCTTGCGGCAATGTGGTTTGATGTTGAGGCTACTGGCAACGGATATCTTGAGATAGGAAGAACTATCAGTGGCAAGATTGGATATATTGGCTATATTCCGTCAGCAACAATGCGGGTGAGGAAAGATCGTGACGGTTTCATCCAGATAGTTCAAGACAAGATAACGTTCTTCAGAAATTTCGGGGATACGACTACAACAGATCCTCTTGGGAAAGATAGCTCACCCAATGAGATCATTCACTTCAAAAAGCATACGTCAAAGAATATCTACTACGGCATCCCAGACATTATTGCCGCTATGACTAGCGTTGCTGGGCAGAAGTTTTCTTCTGAATACAACCTTGATTACTTTGAGAACAAGGCAGTCCCTAGATACGCATTGATCGTAAAGGGTGCGAAGCTTAGCGCCGCAGCAGAACGTAGAATCCTTGAGTACTTCAGGAAGGAAGTAAAGGGAAAGCATCACGGTACGTTGTACATCCCGGTCCCAGCACACATGGGATCAAATGTAGATGTAAAGCTTGAGGCCATTGAGAACAAGGTCCAAGAAGCTTCTTTCGAGAAGTACAGGAGCGGAAATCATGAATCTATTGCAATGGTACATAGAGTACCGAAATCGAAGATCGGCCTTGGGGTCGGAGTTGCAGCAGCACGGGAAGAGGACAAGAGCTTCAAGTATCAAGTCTGTAAGCCAGAGCAGCGCAGGGTTGCGAAGAAGATCAACAGAATCGTTGCGGAGTTTACAGACATGTACTACTTCGTGTTCGAAGAATACGATCTTCTAGACGCAGAAACACAAAGTCGTATCCACGATAGATATATAAGGCTTGGTGTTGAATCTCCAAATGAGGCTAGAGCGATGGTTGGCTACACACCACGTAAGGGTGGAGATAAGTTTACATCAATAGCAGCAGAATCTGCTGCAAAGGTGAAGCTCATTGACGCACAGGGCGATCTTGCGGCAGCACAGGCAGATGCTACGGAACAGCAGAGCGGTGCAGAGTCTGCTCCAGATGCAAGCGGCATTGGTGTTGCTGGTGGTCAGGGACCGGGGAGAAAGACAACAGACGGAAGTGACAAGAACAAGCAACAGACATCAACCCCGGCTGGAGACAAGCCTGAAGGTGTCGGCACAAGGGGTGTCGCAGAGGATAAGGGTCAAGTTCCGAAATCTACAAGGCGTTGATTGGCTATTTAGCCATTAACTTCTGATAATAGTAGTATGCCACGAAACGAATTACCCATAGCAGCAAGAGTTTTACCGCCAGCAGGGCAAAGGTTGTGGCTGAGAGTTTTCAATGAGGAGCTTGATAAAGGTATGTCTGAACCTGGAGCTTCTGAAACAGCATGGGCCGCAGTAAAACGTGCGGGGTATGCGAAGGGTTCAGACGGAAAATGGAGTAAGAGTATGGATATACTAAAGACCAGTTTCGAGCTTAATGATGATGGTAGCTTCCAACTTGGAGTTCCACTAACAAAAATTGATGTTAAAAAGCGTGAGGTAAGTGGGTTTGCCACGCTAGATAATATTGATGAAGCTGGAGACATTCTAGAAAGCGATGCGTCCCGTGAGGCGTTCGGACTTTGGTTCGGAAATATCCGAGAGATGCATCAAAAGAAAGCTGTCGGGAAAGCCGTAGATTGGCGCCCAGACACATATGTCGATTCAGAAACCGGAGATACATACGAAGGTATTTGGGTTACGGCAAAGGTTTCAAAGGGTGCTGAAGATACTTGGCAAAAAGTATTGGATGGCACCCTTGGTGGTTTCTCCGTAGGTGGAGCAACCCTTGAAAAAGAGCGTGTTCTTGTTAAGGCTGGTGGCGAAGATCGCCAGGCTTGGAAGATTACGAAATATAGACTTACTGAACTATCTCTTGTAGATAATCCTTGCAACCGATTTGCAACAATTTCACTTATCAAATCGGTAGATGGCAGTCCTGAAGTTGAGGACACTATTGCCGATGGAGATATTGATAAGGCATATAACGGAGAGTCTGGAGAATTTGTTGACTTGTCCCCGGAGTTGGGTGCTGTTGTTGCAGCGCTTGAGTCGTACAGGGATAGGGCAATAGAGGTTAATGCGGATTACGAGGTGTCTAGAGCTTCTGAGCTTCTCGCTGGCGTTCGGTGTAAGAAGCGGTGTGAAGAGCATGATGCTGAGTATGAAGCAAAATATTCAACTTCTGAGGAATCAGAAGTTTACAAATCAGCAGACAAGGAGGAAAGTATGACTGATGATCTAAAGGACCTGGAAAAGTCAGGTGAGACTTCGCAAAATAATGAGGTTTCTGATATTACTAGTTTAGAGCTATCTGAAGAAGACAAAGGATTGTTCAGAAAGTTACTAGATTTCATTAAGGGCGATGAAGTTTCCGGTGAAACCGAGACTGAGCCTGTTCAAAAAAATGAGGAAGGAACACCGGAAATGGAAAAAGAAGAACTAACAAAGGCAATTGATGAGAAGGCTGAAGAGCTTACGAAGTCAGTTGACGAGAAGTTTGCTCAGGTAGCAGAGTCGCTTACAAAGGTGACGGAGCTATTTGAGAAGGTTGCTACTGCTGAGGCAGTAGAGGCCATTAAGTCAGATATTGAGACAAAGTTTGAGGCACTTGAGAGCAGAATTAAGGCTGTCGAGGAGTCTGGAGCCGTCAAGAAGTCTGGCGATGACGCCGGTACCACTGGCGAAGAATTAAAGAAAGATGAAGGTGGGTTTTGGTCAGGATCACTGTTGCCAGAATTCGCTCTTCAGAAGGGATAAGGAGGATTAAATGAGTGCAGAAGAACTACTAGAAAAGGTACTTAACACCACAGCCATTGGCGCAGCGGGTGGAGGTATCCTAAAGCCTGAACAGGCAAACAGATTCATCGACTACATGTGGGATGAGTCAGCACTGACCTCAATGGTTCGTAGAGTTAGGATGAACAACCCTACTGTTGAGATTGACAAGGTGGCGGTAGGCCGTCGTCTTGCTAAGAAGGCAACTGAGGGCGTTGACGATGGTGTCAACGTAGACCCTACGTTCTCAAAGATTTCCATGACGACTGTAAAGATTCGTCTGGATTGGGAACTGACCACTGAGTCGTTGGAGGACAACCTTGAGGGCGATGCTCTTGAGGATCATGTTGCGAGGCTTATGGCTACGCAGCTTGGTAATGATCTTGAGGATCTTTACATCAATGGTGATACAGATTCCATGGATACGCTACTGCTATCGCTTGACGGCTTCGTCAAGAGATTCCTTGCTGGCGCCCATGTTATCTCAGCCGAGGGTTCCGCTCTCAACAAGGCTGTTTTCAACAAGGTTGTAAAGGGAATGCCTCGTAAGTATCTAGCACGTAGAGGTGACCTGAGATTCTTCACGTCACCTGGACTGCTACAGGACTTTATTAACGCAACTTCGGATGCAACTGGCGGTGCTTTCTTGAACATTCAAGAGCGCGCTTCTCAGACCGAGGCCGTTAATGGTGGCGGGGGAGGCTCAATCTGGTTCCGTCCATTCGGCGTGACCCCTGTTGAGATTCCGCTATTTCCTGAGGATGCTGCCGGGACATACTCTGGCGCTACTGGTGACCATGGATACGGGGTTTGGACTTTCCCGCAGAACATGATCATTGGTGTTCAGCGTGAGATCAAGATTTACCGTGAATACCAGCCGAAGAAGGATGCTATCGAGTACACCGTGTACACCCGTGTAGCAAACCAAATCGAAAACCTGGATGCAGCGGTAACAATCACTGATATCGCAGTGCAAGAAGCCTGAGCAACTTAATTGCTTAATGGATCGGGCAGGGCTAACGCCCTGCCTTTTCCAGTTGGGAGAAGTTATGACAGTTGGATTCAAGATGACGATAGGTACTGAAGAAGTAGAGGATTTAGTAAAGAATCTTGAAATTGAAGCAGCTAAATTTGAAGATGAAATTTATGATCTTGGCGGGGTTATAAAGGATTCCGTAATCGAACTAATCGTTACTGAGGTGGAAGACAGGGCAGACAATGAGCGTATAGGAAAGTTCATGGCGTCCAGGCTTGCTATTGACTATACATATTCTAATGGGGTAATGAACCTTCATGTAGGTGGAGCACTTGAGACTAAACTTCCCGAGTCAATTAGAAAGTCTAACAATCCTAAAGTTAATCTTTGGAATCAACATGAATTTGGATTAACTAAAGATGCAGAAACTGGATTATATGTTTACAATAAAGATCCAGATGCTGAAAGAGAAGAAGTTGACGATGGGGCTGGCGGCATCAAAGTTGTAAGAAAAGCGAAGGCTGCCGGTGCCCCATCTCCTTACAAGGGTATGGTTACGAGAATAGTTAATGGAATACGTCCCGAAATTGACGCTCTAGTTACTGCGATAGTAGCTAGGGCTGCTACTGAGATAATAGATGGCTCGCTTCGTAGAGCGAGCGGAAATAAAATCGTATTTGAGCAAAAAGATAAAGCAATTGTGTTGATTGCTGCTGGAGTAAAA